AGTTTAAGATCTTCATTATCTATATATGCTAAATCGTCGCTTTTTTTCTCTTTTTTATAATCATATAAAGATTTCCATTCTTTAATTTGTTCTTTTTGATAGGCTATTTGATCCGTTAAATCTTTATTTAAAATTACATCCCCTAAACCACCTGAAAGATTATTAAATTCTTTGAATGTTAAAGGTCTTTGCTCCAATGTTTTATTTGCAGTAAGAAATTTTTTGTACTCTTTTAAATCCGATTGCAAACGATTTTTACCTTCATCTTTGTAACCTTCTTCTTTTTCCCATTCACTTGGCTCATACCTATCAATGTTTATAGGCTGTGTTCCATATAAACCTTTTCTCATAACAAGTCCTGGAGAATATTTATCTTGCACAGCTGCGGAACTAGATCTTACACAGTCCTTTGCCCCTGGAAATTGGTTGCAGTACCCTGTGTTTGTGCCATTAGGATACAATGCTTGATTAAAGTATTCTCTGGTTCTAGCTCCTTCTTCTGGAAATAATTTTACACAATTGCCTTCTTTATCTTTAAAGTACCCATCAGGACATCCAGGACCTTCACTACTAAATCCTCCTAATTTTTTCTGTTCTACAGGTTGGTCTTTCAAAATATCTTGGCCTATTATGCCTGCCGCTGTCAATCCAAAAGCATATTTATTCATGTTACGTATAAACTCTCTTTCACCTGTTGAACCAGGTTTTATTTTAAATAACATTTCTGTAATACCATTGTCAATAAACTGATCAGCATAATTCTTACGGATAAGATTTAAATGTCCTAACGTAAAGGTTTGATTATCCCCAATACCTACTGCATTTTTAAATTGTCCCATTCTTGCCAAAACCTCATCTCCTTGATGTTTACCTGAATAGTTAGGTATAGGCTTTCTAGTTCCGAAAGGTTTTAATAAAGACGTTTCCATTTCTGTAGACATAGTTCCTGCAAAAATTCCATGATTTTTTTCATGAGCATTAATAATGTCTTTACCTAAATTATTTAATGGCGCATCTTTATACACCATGCCCGGCTTTCCATAATTACCTATTCCCAAGTTAGCTCCTGTTTTCGGAGCAACAGCCAAACCATAATCTGTGCTGCCATGTATCTTAGTTACAAAATCTTCATAATTTTCAGGAGTAATCCGATTACCTAAATCTTTAGGTGATTTTGTAAATATTGATCCGGGAACTTCTGGTTCTGGAGCCTGATTTGCAAAAAATTTCTTTTTAACTGCAGGATCTAACAATCTAGCTCTCTGTGTTAAAACTTGATTCTGCCCATACATATTACCTTTTGGTGCTAATAAAGACATTTCTCCTTTAACTGCTCTAAAAGCAGGCCTAGCATTTGCAAGTATTTTGCCTATAGCTGGAGCTGCTTTAGTAACTGCCCCAAAAAATGGTAAAGACTCAGCTAAATCTGCCCCCATGTTTAAAGCTCCCATTCCTGTAGTATAGGAATCTTTGTTTGTCACATCATTTGAAAATCTATAAGCAGCATTACCCCATGCAAATGGGTTTGCAAAACTATTAACTGTATCTGAAAAAGCATCCCCATCTTGTCTAATTCCATAGTTACCAACATTACCTTGAGGAACATATCCATACTTAATAGCATGTCCTGCAGCTTCTAGCGGGTTACTTAAAGCATAATAAGCTTGCCCAACGGCTTTTTGAGCCCCACTTGTTTTATTAGCATAAAGTTGATCCTGTCTAGCTTGTACATTAGCTAACTTAGGATTCATTTCTGCAGCTGTTTGAGCCATTTTTTGAACTTCTGGATTATTAACTAAAGCTCTTTGCTTTAAAACTAATTCATTTTGTCCCCAACCTGATTTTTCATACTCAGCAACAGAATTCCAACCCATAACTCTAGCTCTTCTATTAAGCTCTATGTTTTCTTCAATTGATTTACCTAAATCATATCCTTTTATTGGACCTCCTTCTTCATACTTAAATCCTCCAGTAGCAAATATAGCTCTCCCCTGATTAGGGCCTGATTGCCCTGATACGATACCTACTGAAGTGTCTTGTGACTGAACTCCGATTGGGGCAGGAGGCTGAGGAGGAGTAAAGTTAGGGGCCGGAGTTGGGGAACTAGGAACAACAGGCATTTGTGGTTGCATTTGCTGTTGAGGTTGTTGCATCTGTTGCTGAGGTTGCTCTAGCCCAGATTGTTGTGCAGCAATATCTGACATCTGCTGCTGTTGCTGCATTTGTTGTTGTTGCTGAAATTCACCAATCAAGTCTTTGCCTTGATCGTAATTAGCAAAGACATCTAAGATGCTGCCAGGATATCCTACAGCTCTTGCTTTATACAGAAGCTCCTTCCTAGTAGCGTTATCCATAAGATTTATGACAAGAATTTAAGCTTATACTTAGCTGAGTTTAAAGTAGACTTAATGGTGTCTAAGTCGTTTATGATTTCTGAATAAGTTATAGTGTCTTGTAACTTGCAGATTTTAGAATAAAGTTCTTCAATGTAACTAATTGCTTCTTTAACACTAGTCATTTCAGGGGCACACACGTACGAGGGCATATCTGCAGGATAGCTTGGAATTTCTCCAGTTGCACCTTGATATCCTTCTGCAATATCATCGGCATGGCCAGGTAATGCATCGTACAATTCGTTAAGGGCTTTGTGAGCAGCATAGCTTCCAGGTCCTGTAATTGTTAAATGTAAGATGTGGAACTTAGTCGATGCATCCATTAATTCTACTACTAACCCAGGTATGGTTACTTTACCTTTAGCTGAGGCTACTTTGTCCATGTACTTCATTACTCTTTGTTTTGTGAATTAGCTTTGATATCTAAATCTCTTTCTTTTAAAGCTATTTCTTGTTGTTTTATTTGGAAATCTTGCATCATCTTTTCAAGATTGGCTTGAGAAGCTTTATCAGTTGATTCGGCTCCGATCAATGCTACTTCAATTTGAAGTTGACGATCTTTTTCTTTATCTAAAGATGCTTGTTGAATAGCTTGTTGTTGAACTTGAATCTTAGCCTGCTCTTGCTGTTGCATAGCTTGATCTTGTGCTTTCTTAAGTTCTTCTTGAGCTTTTTCAGCTTGAATGATTTTGTCTTTAATTTGGCTTAAGCTATCTGAATCGTACATAGCAATTGCTGCAGAAAGTGGAAGACCGTTTTGAACTGCTGCTTGAGCTAAGCCTTCAATCTTCTGTTTCTTATCAATGTCTTTACCTGCATCAGATACAAAGATTCCGTACTCACTTTCCATGTGTGTAATCGGATCTACATCTAGTTCATCAAATGAACCATCAGGCATTACGTACGTTGCTTTTTTACCGTTAAGCCAAGCTTCTTTCGAATAGTCAAGTAGACCCTGTAATTCTCTCTGTTCAAAGTTAGAAAACTTACGGAAGATGTCTTCAGTAATGTGAGAAGATTGAACAATGGATTGTTGTGATGTGGCCTTTCCCTCATATGTTCCCATTTGCCCTTGTCTCTGTCTTGTTACCCCGGAAAGTTTTTCCCATTCTAACATGATAGATTCAAGGAGAGTTAAATATTGTGATATAGTCTTAATTGACATATCCAATACTGACTGGTGTTGAGGAGACAACTGAATTCCTTCCTTGTTGTAGTCAACCCAAGCAATACCTGTACCTTCTACATAGTACATGAACTTATCCATGTCCCAGTTTTTAGGGATCATGTTAATATCAAACTGAGCTACGATGTCTTTACTTCTAGCAATTGCTAATTCAAGACGGTATTTATATATGTTGTAATTAAGCTGATACGGAATACCAAGACTAATCAACGACACGTTCTGTGAGTTGATGTCTGAGTATTTTCTTCCATTAATTGGAAGTTTACAAATTGATGGATTATCTAAACTGTTTCTTTGGTTAACGTAAGGCCTCATTTTAATGTAGTAAAGGCCATCAATACGTGTACCCTCCCAAACTTCGTTAACCCATTCCCACTCCATTTTAGCCCCAAGATCTTTTAACTCTTTTGGAAGCTTATATTCTTCATCAACATCAAATGTTTCTTGATTGCCAGTGTTAGGGTCATTATACATAACAAACCCTACTCTTTTTCTTGATTTCCAATAAACTGTTACAACCTCTACAAGACGATTACGATAAATATTGTCATCGGCCCCAGCTGCTTCTGCACGATAAAGCAAGTAAGCTTGTGCTGCTGTATGTGTTGGAGTTTCTAATTGAAGAATTTGATCATCAGTTAAATAGTCCCCAAGATTGTCTATAATTGTAGATGCATGTGCATACTTTCTAAGAATAGCCCAGTCAGCATCTTCTACAAAGTCAATGTCTGGGTCTTTATCAAAGTCAATGTCTAATGGATTGATAACTTCGTAGAAAGGCTCATTACGACGTACTCCTTTGTGAGAGTAACATTCTCCAGTTACTAAAAAGTGGAAGAATTGTTTTTGTAACTTATCGTAAAACTCTGTGAAGTACATGATGTAGTTAAGAGCAGCTTGACCTCTGATTGCTCTTCCGTCTACATAACTTCTATTAAATTCTTCTTGTATTTGTTTTGGGAGTGGTGGCTCTTCAGCTTCCATTCCTTCAGGAAGTTGACCTTGTTTAGCTAACTCACTTAAGAACTTTGCTTTAATGTTTGTAAGCATTAAGTTTTTAAGTGTTTCTTCTTTAATACTAATTGAATCTGAATTCTGTACTGTAACTGTAAACTCTAATGGACGTTTAGACTTTTCTCCCAAGAGAAGGTCAATAACCGGCTTGATGATAGGATAGTTTCTCATCTTAGACGGGAAGTTCTTTCTAGTCTTTCCGTAAGGTTTAAGGACATAGTTGTAATCCTCTTCATCAATTACACCATTGTAATAATCGTAAAGAGATTTAAGATATGTACGACGTTCACTAATACCAAACTTAGAAAGATTGATAAATGCATCTACACAATTCTTTTGCCATTGCTCATTCTTTTGAGATAATGGAACACGTTGTTTTGGGATATGGGCTTGTCCGTACATTAATACAAAATTAGTGTCGTTTTACTTACGGCTATAAAGATAATGATTTTTCATGGATTATTTATTATATCTCACTCAGTATTAGTGGTCTTAATTGTAATTTTTCTCAAACCAGTCATTCTTGGAGTTATCGTGGTCATCAAACTTAAGTTCCTTATTGTATAACTCTCGTGTGTGGTACATCCCAATCATAAATGCCATGGCTCGGTCAAAGTTACCATTTCTGTTAAATTTAATCAACTCTAAAAGTAGTGCTGGGTCATAAATCTTGTGCATATTGAGAGTTATGTCACCATCCTCGTTGGCCCCTCTCCCACTAACTAACCAATCTCGAATGTAGAGTTCACCTTGGGCTTTTCTCTGCTCGGTCATGTGCATACCATACTGTCGTTTTACTGTCTTACTTCTAAGATCTCTTTTATCCAGCATTTCGAACTCTTCTTGAAGGATATGCATTTTTCTAAAACGTTTGGCATAGGCAATAACTTCACCTCGGTCATTTTCAAATCCAATCTTTGCATTGTAGTATTCAGCCAGCATAAATAGATTTCTATTGTAGTCATCTTGGGTCTGAGGTCTTCCGACATACGAAGCCACAATGATATCGTCAGGCTTAGAAATGTTGTTCGGGACTTTAATAACATATGCTGCACCAAGAGATGTAGCTGATGCAGATTTTCCTTGGGCATATGGGTCATGACATACTATGTATAGATTTTTTGGGATAACGTCTTCAATCTCTGTTTTATATGGGGGTTCATAGATTACTATGGCTCCATGCAAGTTGTCGTCCTTTCTATGTGGGAACTTAACAATAGGTTTAAGGTTAAAGTCAGGTCTAAAACTAATCTTACCTTTACTATCGTAGTACATTTCACCTGCTACCCCAATCTTTTGTAGATCGTTAGCAATTACTCTGTTGTACTGCTCTTTTAAAGATGATACGTCAAATGTATTTGCTGTAACTTGAAGTGTAGCTTCCTGTGGAGTAAACGGCATTTCTGCTATGTACTGGTCAAATGCTTTTGGGTCGTTACCTTTCTTTTTCTTCTCTCTTTGGCTTTCTTCGTACTCAACTGCTTCATCGATTAAACTGTTTCCATCTTTGTCAATGAATCCATCTAAGTTTTTGTAGATAGGAACGAAATAACCACAATGTGTACCCATGGCCCCAGCATCCCAATCGTTTTCAAACGGTAAACAGTCATAAGCTTCAGGGTGATAGAACAATTCTTCCATACCTTCAAAGCCTGGGCCTTCTTCTCCACCTGTTCCAAAGGCAACCATTGTACCAAGTGTCTTTGAACCCTGCCTCATAGTAGGCATTGCTACCTCCCAAGCTTTTAGTAAACCTGCAAAAGATCCTGCTTCTTCAAAAAAGATTAATTCACCTGCTTTACCACGGATTTTATCTGGGTCATCTTTTAAGCTGACTCCAATTATTTGTGATTTAAACCCAAGAGTTACATCGGCTCCGTTTACATTCTTTTTGTACCCAGATTGCTTGTGCATTTCTCGGTCAATAAGTCTAGGTTGACTCCAAGCTGTGTTATCGTCTACAAATGATACAATGTCCCAAGCTTTTGAGAGCATTCCATCCCCAATTAAGTATTGCTTGTCAGAAGCAAATACAAAATTCTTAGAATTACGAATGTGGAAGTAATTACGACAAAGCATAGCTGCAGCTTTGTAGGAGAAACCCTTTCGACGGGCCTTAAGTACGACAAGATGTTTGTTTTCTTTACGAGCTTTGTCAATTGAGTTGAAGTATTCGTAGTCACCATCGTAAAATGCTGGAAAGCTTCGGTCACGTCGTGACATAATTTCACCATCAGGTTGTTCTTCATCTATAATCCTATCTATTGGACAATAATTTAAGTAAAAATAATGAAACCCAGAAATCTTTACCTTGTTAATTTCAAGGCCTTGCATGCACCTGTGCTGTTCAGTGTCCCAATACTCGTAGTATTGTTTTGTACCAGGGAGTGCAGCAGTATAGAAGCCGTGCTCAATGTAATGAGTAGCAGCCTCTGCAAATAAATGTGTGTCTTTAAGTTTACTCACTGTACTTGTTTGTTTTTACACCTGCTCTGTTTGGGTTATCTTTAGCTTGTTGCTTTTGCACTAGTTCTTCTAGTCTATCTAAGCCTTCAATCACTTCCCCAATCTTAGATAGGTTTGATAGTAAGTCTTTTGCTTGGTAAAGAAGTTTGCCGTTGTCATCCATAGCTGTTAAGTCTATGTCTTTGAAGTATTTCTCAAGCTTGTTTACTGAAGACCTGCCTGCTCGTAACAGTTTTATGCCATGGGTTTCTGATAACTCTTGGTATTTCTTTACGGCCCCTGCTAATTTAGGATTAACCTTTACTTTTAAGTCGTCTTCTAGTTTTATCTGACGTTCTTCATCATCATATGCTGCATAACTAGATCTGTGATCAGCATAGAAGAAGACAAAACTTAATTCTTTGATTGATAGTTTTTCAAACTCCGGGATAGTCAAAGCATACACTGATGGTATGACTACATTGTTATTTACCGTTAGCAAGTCTTTCATTCTTCCTTCTTTTTAGTTCGTTTATGTGGGCAATCCTAGACTTCTTTGCATGAAATTTTCCAAAATATGGTAGCCTAACTGTTTCAAAATCACCAAGCTTGATAATCTTAGCTGCATACTTGAATTGGTGATAAATTATATCTTCGATCTTTGTAAGAGGAAGATTATATTTAGTTGCTAGCTTCTGTATTATCGTCTTTTCTTTCATTTCGTAATTTTAAAGGTTTTCCACTCTCCCCAATTTTAATTCTTGGCCATCTTGACGGTTTGTCTGGGCAGTTCTGAGATTCCCACGAACCTTTAGACTCTACCCAACAGCCACATAGCTTACATCTTCCGTCACCTTTATCATCTATTACTAAGTTTGGGCATGTATTGCATGCATCCATTCTTTCTAAAAATTGTTGCTCAGTTACTGGCTTCATTCCAGTAGCTGCATGCTTGATTACTGCTAATGTAAAGTTTCCAAGCATTTTAAGTCTTGATGGTAATTTACTCATTTGGTATTTCTGTTAATTGCAATAATAATACTTTACCTTTTCCATCTTGTACAACTGCTAAACATACCTCCTCCATATAAAAGTATGTGATTACTTTATTTGAATTTATTGTAATCATTGTGGGGTTATGTTGATCTGTACTGTTTCTTTTTTAAGAAGTGGGGCCAAGGCATAGCCATTAGCTGTTTGTACAATAGCTTTTTTGTCTTTTAATCTTTTAACGTAATTGTTTAAAGTGTTGTGGTCCTTGATCTCCATAATCTCTGCTACTTTTCTTTTGTTAGCAGGTGAGCATAGGTTTACAGTCTCACTCAAGTCAATTAAGTTGGCCAAGACTCTGAGTTCTGTGTCAGTCAGTTCTAGGATACCGTTAAATACTTGAAGGAATTTAAGGGTAGTGTTTGTTTTGATGTTAATCTTCCTCATCTTCAATAATTTTACCGTTATCTAAAAGTTCTATTTTAGCTCGACCATCGACAATACGAACCTTGCATGTTGTGGAGTATGAGTTGAATTCAGTTAGATGCTCATCAATGTTTTCTCTTGTTATTAAGAAAGTCAGGAATACTTCAAGCTCTTTTGCAGCCTTTAGTAATCCTGTTCTTTCTATTTTTGAGGCTTGAGCACCTAGTTTCAATGTCTCATAATCAGATATGGTCATTGTAACTGTTCCTGTCATTTTACTATTCCAAGAACTGCCATTGATTCATTAATCATAACGTACTCAGTATCGTTAAGTTCAACGATAACTCCGTCACTTGCTGGGTGAATATACACTGTATCCCCAACTTTGCATTTGCAGTCTGGACCTGCAGCTAATACTGGAAGTACGTTAGAACGAAGTGCTGATGCTGATCGATCTGATAAGATAATTCCTGCATCTGTTACTGTTTTGTCCGGCTTTGGGACTACCAACCAGTCACGGGTTGGCTCGAAATTGATGTTATTTTCCATTGTTATTTAGTTTGCTTAATGCAAATATAACAAGGAATCTTATATAAGCAAATCTTTTATTTTAGAATTGCAATTATAGTAGTGGTAAAGAATATAGCTGTTGTGAATACAAATGCTCCTGTTGAGATCTTATAAGTTCTTAAAGTACCTTGAGTTGTAGTAAGCTCAGAGTTTAAGTTATCTACATCTAGCTGTAGCGTCCCAATCTTTTCAAGATTTGCTTTAGCAGACTCTTGACATTTAACATATGAGTTAGTTAGCGTCTTAATTGCCAAGTCTTTATCTTTCAATCTTATTTCATAAGAATTAACATTTTGGTTTAGCAGGAATTCACTTTTCTTACAAGCATCTAAGTCTACTAATGCTTTTAGTAGAATCTCTTCTTGCTTACTTGTAAAGAACACTCCGGCCTGGCCGTTGTAATTAGTTCTTTGGGGAGTAAGTTGCCCATAGCTGATCACGTTCATCGTTATCAGCACTAGAAATACGACCAATGACTTCATCTCTATCTTTTTTTATGTTAATGATTAGGTGTGCATTTGCAAGTATCTTGTATTTGTTGATACTATCGTTGAAAGCTAGGCTATCTACAGTGTGCATTGTTTGTATTGAGTCAATTTTGAGTTCGTACAAATCTGATATTACTTTTACTCTAGCATCTGCTTTAGCTTTGGCTTCTTTGCTAGCTTGTAGCTGAGAAAATAGTCCAATTCCAATTGCAAGTAGTACTGCACATGCTACAAATACTACTCCTTGCCAAGAAATTACTTTATCCTTCTGGTTCATTTGCTTTTGATTTTCCAAATACTTTTGTTATGTTTTCTACAGTAGTAAATCCCATTCCTGCTCCTGCTAAAATTAGCAATCCGTCGTAGATAAACTCAGGGCACACGTATACTGTAAATGTAGATACTTGTGCAATGATTAAACAAGTTAAAAGAGCTAGGGCTGATCCAACTCTTTTAAAACTTACATCTCCTTCAGCAGAGAACATTGACTTTATCCATTTTTTCATTAGAATTCTCTTAGTAATGTATAAGTAAATGCTTTTCTACCCGATGTTTTACAAGAGCTAATCAATGTTTTGAACTGTTCGGGATTGTCTAACACTTGACATCCTGCAGACCACTTATCTATAAATTTAGAAATAGCAGCTGAGTTAGCACGGTGCATGTTAATACCAAATAAACCGGTATCTTCTTTACCTTGTTCTTCTGCAGTATCATCTTTGTCACCATCACGGTATACAGTTACAGGTTTACGTTGCACTAATGCTTCATATTTACCTTGATGCAAGCCTAATTGATAAGCATCTACATATTGTCCTGGCTTAAGGACTGCAGTTCCCTTAGGATTCATTAAATTCTTTAGCCAGTGAGTCCCAGGATTAGTAGTTCCTGAGTATACGTACATTATTGGGCCTTTAATCAAGTAGAAGTAATCATCAAACTTGTTTTTTTCGTTAGCTAATGACCGTGTTCCAATTATATGGAAAGCTGGCCACTCGTATCCAAGTTCCTTGAACTTGTTTTCTAACTCTACGTAACTGTATTTTTTCATAATTTATAATTTACCAAAATACCAAAGTTCTCCACATTTCTGTAGCATTATGTCTTGCTACATAAAGGTATTTAAGACCATCCTCAGTTTTAATTATCTCCATTCTGTTTCCTACAAATGCGCTAGACATACCATAAGGCACAGTTCCTGAGTTAACCATTTCTCGTTTAGCTACATCAAAGTAGAATATACGGCCTGTTTGATCTTTATGAACATACATCCTATCTCCTCCATCATAAGCCCACATTGATCCTGTAGTAAATGATTCTCCTTGTCCAGAGTTTGGGTAGAAGTACTCATAGATACCTGTAGTAATATCAAACCTCATAACCCCTGTAGCTCCACCTCCGATAGCTGAAAACATATACCTGTGGTTTCCATTACCCCAAGTCCATTTTAAAGTTGTACCTGCGGCTTTAAATGGTGTTCCATAAATAACATAGTTAGATGTATTATCAGGAGTCGCTGTTGAGAAGTTTAGACCAGTAGCTGAGCTACTACTTACAGCAAATTCACTGCCTGCCCCTGTCCCCCCAATAATTCTAAATCTTTTATTTGACCATTGATTGGTAATCCAGTTTTTTGTAGTGTCAACCAAGTTGTTTAAAGAGCCAGAAGTAGCAGTTCCAAACGTATCCATTATCTCATAACGAGTAGTGGTATCTGGAGTAAATGCTGCTGCTGAAAATGTTAAAGTATTATTGTTGTTAGCAGTAATAGTTAAGTTTTCACCAAGACCTGTTCCTGCTGTAATTCTTACAACATGGTTTACCCAAGTTCCTCTAATCCAGTTTTTAGTTGTATCTACAATAGATGTTGTAGTACCGCTAGTTGGGTAACCATAACCTGTTTGATTGTCTGCCCAGAATCTATTATCTCTTCCATAAGATGCAGGATCAATAATAATGTACCGAGCTACCCCAGCTGTAATAGATACCCCTGTTAGTGTAGGAACTGTTATTGTAGTTGCTGTGTTTGAAGTAATTCTTCTCATTTGAGAAGCTGATACTAAAGAAGCCCCTTGAAGGATAAGTATAAACTTACCTGTATGCTCATTAACGTCCCAGTTTTTTGTTGGGTCTACAATAAGAGATGTACTTGCAGTAGAAGTAAATGTCATTGAAGCAGTAGCTGTACTTGCAACTGTTAAAGTTGTCAAGGTATCAGCACTTAAAACTGTGTAAGTTCCATTCCATCCTGCTACAGCAGAACCTGCAATAGTTACAGTATCTCCAACTTTTAAGAAATGGTTAATTGTTGTTGTAAGTAAACCTGTTCTAGCAATTGCAGTTACGTTAATTGTGCATCCCGATCCTGTTCCAGATATAGTTGTTGTTGCAGTACCTGTAGATGTAGCGTAACCTGATCCACTATTTTTAAATGAAACAGATGTCACACCACCTGCTGTTGTACATCCTGTTACATATAAACGACAGTTAGCACCACCCCCTGATATTTGAATTACATCTCCAACTACATATCCAGAACCTGCTGCGTTTACTGCAACTGTACTTACTGAACCTGTTCCGTTATCTGTTGCTGTAAAAATATGTATTGGCAATTCACCAGTTTTAGTTACAGAGGCACTAGTAACTATACCGTGGTCAAAGTGAGGGCCTGTACACCATTGATCACACTCTACATCATATGCTAAATGCATTGCTTGCCCTGATCCTGCAAAGTAAATCAAGTCAGTATCTGGCCAAATCTCATAAGTAGTAGTAGCATCTGGTGTGGTGTCCCATTTAGTATCTACTTCAAATGTAGTAGCACGGTTAGAAACAATTCTTCTCCTCTGTCCTGCACCTGTACCACCAGTTGTTCTAATTTGATAGTTACGATATTGGTCAGTAGTAAGAGTTAATGTAGAATCTGTTAAAGTTCTTACTGTTCCTGCTGTTGCTGTACTAGATACGTAAGCAGCTTCAACTTCATCTATAGGAGTTATGGCTACTTCAGTACCTAAAGCTCCCCCAAATAAGTTTTGTGGGGTGGTCTTTTGATACCAAACATCTGTAAGCACGTCGTACATTTGCCATGTAAAGAATGGTGCTGAACCACCCGATGACATTACCCAAATAACTCCAGATTGAATCATGAATCTACTATCTGTAGTTGGGGCAATAGTAAATGCAGAATCTACAGTAACAGTTTGAGTAGATAATTCATATGTCGCCCAAGATCCTGTTGTAAAAGCAGTAGGAAAACCTTGGTTATCCCATGGATCATATTGAGCTAAGTTTACATCAAAGAAAACTAATGTGGTTGTATCATTATAAATAATTGTCCTTTGAGTTGTAGCATTAGTTCCAAATGTAATACGACAAGTATATCCAACCCATTGATTTACTTGCCATCTTTTTGTAGAGTCAATTAATGTGTTAACACTACCTGATGTTTGAACTCCAGAATCTACAGTTATTACATCACTAGCAGCAGAAATAGTTCTTGTCTGTTCTGCCCCAGGGCCAGAAGTAATTCTTATTTTTTGTCCTATTAGTTTACTAGGTGCAGCAAGCCCTGGAATTGTTATAGTGCTAGCTCCTCCTGACAATACTTTACCTCTATTTCCTTGAGATTTAGAGTAGGCCATTGCTGCTATAGTAACTGTTGTAAAATAACTGGGAGCATTTAATGATGCCCATGTGTCACTCCAAGTATCATATCTTTGAAAGATGCCAGGGAACTGATAATAAATATATCTATCTGAGCCATCAATAGCTGTGGCAAATCCACAAGCAGCGTTAGTAAAACTAGTTAAAGCAAACCTAGACCATTCCCATACAGGTTGGTCAATTTGCTTTTTAAGGTTGTTAGTAATTGGCATATTAAGTTAATTTTGCTCGGATTCCTGTATTATAAGCTGTTCTTGCCCAGTCTGCAATTTGAAATCTTATATCAACACCTGCAAATGTAGATGGAGCTGTACCCATAGTAATAGTAGTTGTATCTAATGAAATACGTTGTCTTTGTTGAGCATCTTGTGTAGCCATAGGTTCAAGAAGTTTAGCTATTCTTCTTAGTAATATTACAGACTCATCCGAGGCCGCATTTGTATTAGCATCTTCATAAAATATTTGCAGGTCATCAGTAGCTGACATCCCAGTTGTATCAACTGATGCATTTAATGTTACTATGTTCCCTGCAATTGTTACGACCTGTGTAGCTTTTGCAAAGTTGTAAATCATTGCTCCAACCGTTACATTAGTAATCAATAGCAACGATGCATGGTTAAGAGTTGTGTACTCAGTAAACGTAACCGTTTTAGCTACTGGATCGAATGTATAATTGTCAACAAGTAATTTCATAAGTGCAAATATATTACAAAGCTACGGCATATGCTATCATAAGTGAATCATCTACTTCTACAACAGTCTTACCATCTTTTCTTGTGGAGATTAGAATCCCGGTACCCCCTTGAAGGAGATCCGAGATATACTTAAAGCTAAATGTATTTGGACGATTTATGTTAGATAGGGATACGAGGACTTGATTGTTTCTAATATTATCAACCCTGTTACGGTCACCACCAGTAAGGTCGATATCAGCAAGTTGTCTCAAGCTAATATCAACCTTCTTTGGGGCAGCGGTAAGTTTACTAGGGTTGTAAGTATCCATTAGTTAAGTTTCGTTCTAGCTTGTATATACAAATGTGACTTCTCTTGCTCTGCAGCCATTACAGCCATTATCCCTCGTAGCTCTTCATAGGTAAATTGTATGATAAGTTCATCCTTGTCATCTAACATCTGGATGACCTTTTCATCAATGTACACTAGAGCTTGCTCGGCCTCCTCTTCTACTTTAGAAAAAGCAGGTTGATAAATTCCAGTCTTAAGATAAGTTGGCATTTGTATTGAATTTAGATTCAAAGATAATCAAATTCTTAGACATAGTTATCCCCTTGGTGATTTTTGTGTTTAAAATTGACCTTTAGATTACTGCCGTCTTTAGCCTTTGGAGGAACATTTCTGTCAGCCTATAGTTTTAACCCTCCCCAGTATCCTATATCAATTCAATTTTTGCAACTATTGGGGACAACTTTTCTCAGCTATGTTACTGAAAATAGAACCCAACTTCTGACCCCTTACTTTGGTTACCTCAGGGGTGATCGTATGGAAACGGTTGCAGATGCAAATATAATAATTTTGTTATCCTTGTCCTACTGAAACTTTCCGATATAATTTGGAAGTTTTCAACTTAGACGTCTTTTTCTTACTGTGAATTCCAGGACGTTGTTTCTTTGGTTTCGGATTAAAGCTAGTAGTATTCGTTTGCTTAGCCATCTTATCTTAGTGCTTTTCTAATGTGATTCTAAATGATGTGTTGTACAAATATATACTTAAGTATACTTCCCACCAAAGTTTACTTTCTGGTCTTACAAACTTGAAGTCAATCCCAATTCTGTTGGTCAACTTCATCTTTCTTTTTGTTGCTCTTAGTTTCATGGTGACAAATATACATAGAAAATTGTTACCACACTATAGTAAGTAATGTCCGTTATAACTCCAAAGACTGCTGGGTTTTGTACCCTATATGATACTAAAATGTGGTTTTTGCATATTGCAATACCTTGACGGGTACGTTTTATAGTACAGATATCAGGATTAACCTGACCCCGTTGATATAAGATAGATGTGGTTTATAACATCTGTCTCATATATAGTAAACTTTTGAGACAAACATTGTGGAAAATATTCCCCAGAATCAGGCTTATAGTGGAAAATAATCCCCAACCCCCCTTTGCCAAACTCCGTAATAAAATGTTGCCAAACTCGGAAGTTTACCGAATTGCTGTGTATGATTTAACATGCATTAACATATAATTTTGGGATAATGACTGATATAACATGCAAAAGCATATAAGATGGTTAGCGGTACTAACCTACTAAAAATTTTTTATGGGGAAAAATTTTTAATGGGGAAATTTTGTGGGAGTGACTGCCTACATAATCAAAGACCCCGGCTAAGTATGGTGCTTGGAACTAACCGTGCACAACTAATACCACAATCTTATGATACTTATTGAATCAGAAAAAGGTGCTGGACTTGCAGAGCAGTCCAAGTTCGAGTTTGAAGCCGGAGTTGTTCCAACTCGTGAGCTAACGTTCCTGTGCTGGTGTCCAAGAACGGACTCACAGTTCGTGAAGTTCCTCAAACACATTAAGACCCTCGTATAGGGGGTCTTCCCTTCGGGGAATTTGTTTTGTTATGGTGAATGATTACGAGAATAATCACCAGGAACCTCACAAGGTATTCAAGGCTAATTGACTAATGCCTGTAAATTAGTCTATTCAATTCTATAACACTAATGTTATGAAATACTTCTTATTGTCTATTCTTATCATTGCATTCTTAGATAGTCTTGCACTAATCTATTTCACTGTCGAATTACTAAAACCAGATTGGTATGTATTAACATTCTTAGGATTTGTTAGTACATTCTGTGCTTGTTTATTAGTATTCCACATCAAAGAATTAAAAGCTGGATCACGATAACATGTGAACCAAAGGGTTTAACTGTACCCATAATAAACAGTTAGTGTGAGATACTTACACACTATAATAAATTGGTGGCAAACGGTTACAACCATAGCAGGTGCCGCAGTAAATATGCTAGAGTCTACTACCTTATCTATGATGTACTTAGATAAGATGTAGCGAACATTAACCAACAACATTGAGGTCTGATTTGTCGATACAAGTCTTTCGACTGACATGTTGTTGGTTTCATCTTATAGTAATCATTGGGAACATCGGAGACCCTTCACACCAACCTGTTAGGTGGTGATTACTGTATTAATGCATCACAACTTACTTCACAAGGGTAAGCAGTTGTACACACACTAATCAGAGATACAATTACAAGATAGCAATAGGCTTGTAATCACTGTAACAGGTATCTTACTGAATCTCCGGTTATCTGGTTGGTGATGTGTGCAACTGAATGCAGAGTGGTACAAATCATTAACTAAATCAATAATCATGGATAAAATCATAATTAAAAACATTGACAGAAATAAATCTTATCATTCATTAGTTGGGCATTTATTAAAACCAATTACTAAGTTCATTCCTGTATACCCTACTGGATGCTCTTGTCAATATGGATATCATTGCGATGATCCAGACTTTGATTGGAATAAACCTGTTCATTATGAAGAGGTTGATATTAATGATACTCGAACTAGAATTAACTAAATCATAAACTAAAATCATATAACAAACATGAAAGTATTAATTAACGTATGTCATGGTGGATTCGGTATATCTGATGAAGCTTTGCTCTTATGGGCACAGAAGAATAATATAACGTTGGTAAAACAAACTAGTTATAGTACATATTCTTCACACGATTACTATACAGATGGTGATCAAATTGTAACAGGTGATTTCATAGAAAGAGATGATCCTACTTTGATAGAAGTCTTTGAAGAAATAGGTTCTAAAAGAACATCAGGTGATTGTGCTCAACTGTCACTTGTTGAAATACCTGATAGCTGTAAGTATTCTATTACAGAATATGATGGTTGGGAATCTATAAGTACTTGGATTTCTGTAACTATTGAAGAACTTACTGCAGGTTTATCAACTGATAAACTTGTAGCTGCTCTTAAAGCAGATTCTATTAGACTAAAACGGACAATAGAAAGGACGTGATATTCGTCGTATACCTAGGCATGTAGACAAACTGCCTTATATCTTGTAATCAATTAACATAAATCATAAATCAAAAATCAAAACACCGTGAAAACAGAAATCATCAAAATCAATGTTCCTTCAGATATGATCGAACAACACTTACTAAATGTAGTAAATGGACACCCTAATGCTCACACATTAGTACACTCTATCATTGGAGTTGGAGCAGTATCAGGTAAACTTGGACATATGTTCATGGGTAGCCTTGGTATAATTCCTCAACAAAACTATGGTATTGGGGAAGAAGTTATCTGTACATCTACTATCTATGATTACTATGGAATTGCACCAGATGCTGACCGTGCTCAATCGAGAGAAATAGGTAATTGTCGTATAGTAGAGTTCAGACCATACAATGATGAGCAATACGTTGTAGAGTATACACATGTAGATAGACATGGTAATACTGATACACAGACAACTACTGCGGCTGCTAGTCAGATATCTGCATTGCCATTGCAACCACCAACTGAAACAATTTGTGTACTATGAGAAAGCCATTCATACAATTGTTCCGTGGATTAGCAGAACTAACTGTTATATTCACTGCCATTTTTATGGTACCAGCGTTGCTTACTGCTCTTGTCAACTTTGACATTAACATGTATTTCTCTTGTATACATAATGTTACTTACTGTGTGTTCTTCACAATAGTTGGTATCTGTGTGTCAATAGGTTATACAGCAATGTATCAATGAAAAAGCTAAAATATCACCTACAACTCCATTGGTATTGGGAGGACAGAGTATTCGTATTCTGTCCTACCATTGCCTTTGGAGCTTGTCTTCCAGAATACGATGATTCGTATTGGCTGGCTTTTATGTTTGGTCCTATGCGATTAGGTATCAAACGAGTTGCTAATAATATAGCACAAGATTAAGGATCTAATAAATCAACATATAAAAATCATGAGTAAAAACACTCTAAACTCAGGTTCATTGCAGGGATTGCAAATGGATCAGACCTTGATGGTATCGGCTAGGAAAGTCGCTGGTGCAAAAGTTCAATTGGAATTTGCTGAGATCTTGCAAAAAGATTCTACTCCAGCAATTAATCCTCTTGCAGTGTTTAACAAATCTGACAGCAGATTTGCTCAAACAGGAAAAGCACGTCGTGCTTGGATGACTGTGGAACCTGTAGATGCTAGTGAATACTTAGGTATTGACTTATCGTCTAAGGCTGCTTGGGTTGTTATTGGTAATAACGAGATCTTAGAACTTAATGTTCTAAATCCTGTTGCAACTATCAATGGTCAAACTTATGCTTTAAAAGTAGAAATCCGTGAGACTACGGAAGCTACTGAGTGGCAGGCAGACAATCTTGATACTGCGGCTAAACGTCGTGGTAAAGATGGTGCTTATTGCACTCACAATGGTTTACACATTTTCTCTAATGCATTTATTGCTTTCAACAAAGCAAATCATGTATTCTTGGAAATGGATGCGGTTGAGAAAACTACTTCTACGAAGAGTATCTCTGCTGTAACGTCTGTAAACGACAGCCCATTCAACTAATACTTGAATGTTTTTAAAAAGTGTCTAGGGGAGAAATCTCCTAGACATTTTAATGCACCATTCTCAGTTCCCAAGGCTGAGCAATTACAAGACAGAGACAGCGTTATAAAGACTATGTTTGAAATGCATATAAACAACATAGTTTAGCCGAGTCTTGTAATTGAGTGCAGAGGGTTAGTGTTAAAGATAAGAACAAACAATAAAGCATAGCATTGTGGTATTTGCTATGCTTTTGTTGGTTTGTTACAGATTGAATTTTAAGATGGAAACTAATCACGAACTATATTTACAAATAAAAATCAGTTATGAAAAAATCAACAGCGTATGCATTTCTTTACTTTGCAATCATCATTGCAATAGCTTGTATGACGTCTTGTAGTAGCTCTCAACATGGCTACGATTACAACCATCATGCTAAGCATCGTAACACAGGACCTAGTAAGTGTTTTAAAAAACACAATAATTGGTGAAAATTAATCAGCTATGGGTTATATGAAGTGGGTAAAAGGCCTGATGGATACAGGTCGTCATTCAATTCTTCGTCAGAAATACGATGAAGCTATTGAAGGTAAGTTCCAAAGAATAGAGTTTGACAATTCTAATCTTGATGTTAAATTTGTGGCTAGTGTTCTTGACTTTATTGACAAGAATGATGATGCACATACAGCAACAAGAAATGATAAACTCTGATTCTATCTATGTAGTTAATGGTAAAGATGCTCTCTTTGATTCACCACTACAATCATGTACAATGCAAGACTGTGTTAATCATCTACGATCAATTGATTTGATTGCAGCTGATACAGAGACCGAAGGTCTTGACTTCACAGGTAAGAAATTGTTAATGATTCAAGTTGGTGACAAAGACAAGCAGTTTGTCATTGATTACAGAGTAACAAGTAAGCAAGACATAGCACTGTTGAAGTCTGTTTTAGAAGATGATTCTAAAATTAAGATACTTCATAATGCTAAG